TATAAGTAGTTTACCAGAAGCTTTAGCGTTCATAACAGCAGTTTGGGCCTGATATTGCTTAAGCCCTCGTCCTGTTCTGAACTCTTTCTTCCTGCTTGCTACCAGTTCTTTATGCCTACCTCGATATTTCCGTTGTCGTTCTGCTGACGTAGTATCTTTAGCATAAAGTTCTTCACGATGTTCTCTGAGATACTTTCGATTGTACTCCAACTTCTCTTCTTTTGTTCGTACCATACAACCTCCGCAAGTTAACTAAGGGTTTGAGGACTTGCGGTACCTCGCCCCCTTAGTCAGATTATACTTCTATGCCTTAGGCGCCTGCGCTCTTGTACAATCCCATCGGATAATTCACTTCGGTGCTGATTCTGAAAGAGGTCTTAAATTTTGCATCTCCTGTCTCAAAATCTCCATCCTTAGCGAATCGCACTTTTCGGCGCATGAACGTGATCAACGGATTCTTGTCAGCCAGCAAGAACCATGCGTCGGGATCCGTGAGATAAGGATTCACCAACAGCTGCAAATTGCGGCTTTGAAGAGGGTTGATTGCGTTTTGTGCGCTTTCCGGATCATAAGCGGAATTTAACAACTCACGAGCTTTCCATTCGTCACCTGTGGCGACCATAAGGATGCTCGGTCTTAAAACTTGCTGCTTGTTTCGGTCGTCCGTTGTATTCTCGAAATTCAACAGAGCTTGGCGCAACGAGGTTGCGGACAAGTCAGCTGCTGGAGTCAACAAGTTAGACCAGGTTCCCCCACCCAGTTTGGTGTGGCTGTCGCTAAAGATAGCGAGTCCGTCACCTGCTGTTTTGGTGGTTCCATTGTACGCGTCATGGACGAGTATTTCAATGGTTTCACGGGCGGAACGACCGAGCTCTTTTGTCATATCAGACATTTCCGTAGGAATGTCCGGGTACAACGAGTCTTCGATCATTTCTTCTGTGATCCTAACGCCTAACGCACGTGTAACGTGCACCCAGCGTTTGGTTGGTCCTTGGATGAAATCATCGTAAGAGATGGCTTCACCCTCGGGTTTTTCGGGCAATAAGCCCAGGCCTGCATAGTATGCAGATTCCTCGTACGCTCTCCGTGATGTCTTCATCGACGATACTTTCGTATAGAAAGGCTCGCGCTCCTTAAAGGAGCTAGACATAAAGGAGAACAAACCAGGAACAACCGACTTACTGAATTGCGATCTATTCATTGGTTATCTCCGTTATACGCCTACGCCGACAATCCCGGCATTAGCAGTGTGATTATTAATTCTGCACAACCAGTCAGCATTAGCAATACCGACTGTGTTGTCCACCCTTTGATCAGCGCGGATCAAACGAATCTGATCTGCGGCTGTAGCCCCGCCCGTAGCTGAATCATCCAACTGCCAACCACTTAAATAGTTGACTGTGCTTCCGGTCCCACTAACTAAGTTAATGTTTCCGTTAGCGTCATTGGCATCCAAGAACGAGACGAGTCCGTCTCCTTGGGCAATGAATATCTGCCTAGGGTCATCCGCTACGAGAACGTAACCGATTCCTACATGCCCGCTGTCCCAGTAATTCAAAGGAACTTTGTTAAGATCATAGATCCCAACAATAGACCCTGTGATCGGGTTCGCGGTGCCCGCTGTCGCAAGAACGACATCTCGGCTGGTTCCGTTTACAACGACGGGATCCCAAATAAATAGATCCTGCGCGTAGGCGGAAGACAGTGTATATTCACGCACACAAAGGAGGTTACCATACGGCTGTAAGCCGCGGGGAAAATTGACATTCGCCATTTTCAAACTCCTTAATTATTTTAGTCCATCTCTAAACCATCGTCCGATTCACCTTCATCCGGATCGGGCGCGTAAAATCCCCCGCGCTTTGGGTCCCCTTGCTTAGCCAAGTCTTCTGTATAGTGCTTGACCAGTTCTGCACTTCTTTTGGCCGGCTCTTCCTCACGAAGTTTTCCAACCGCTTCAGTGCAAAACGCAAGAAGCATCCCACCCTGCTCAATAGCACCGTGGGTTTTGAAGCGATGCGGTTTTATATAAGGTGAATTATTTCTCGTACAGAGCATCCATATGCTCGAACGGAGTTTTGATTCAAGGTTCTTATCTTTCGCCAACCAGCGATAACGATACTTAACCTTGTAGAGTGGTTTACACTCTTCTGGCAAATCAAGAATGCTGGTAATTTTCCTATCCCTCATAGACTTCAGCGCCAGTTCATTATCAACTGTTGCCGGCGTCTCCTTAACAAGATCAGAAACTTGTGAATCTTGTGCGGATAGTACTTCTACCGTGCGGGCATCTGCCGTGGACGCCTCTTCCACCTTCGGTGATTCTTGAACAATATCTTTTTCTTTAGCTTTAGTACTCATATGGCAACTCCTTCTTTACCGGATTTAGACAACCGCTTCTTAGTTTTAGCGTATTCCTTGGGATCAATTCCTTGGATCTTACAGAACTCGCTCTCGTCCTTGGTTAGCGTGACTTTGTTCTCCCCTGCTCCAGGAGCCTTTCCGCTTCCCCTATTAAGAACAATCCGGTGCTGCCTCTGACTCTCTCGCTGAGCGCCGTTCTTCTCAGCGGTTACAATGTCTTCTCGTTTATATCCTAAAACCGTTTCCATGTGATCTTCCATGTCCCGCATAGCATAGATCGGGCCATTTGGATGGTTCACATAATCCGGGTTGTTGCTCAAGATCTGTAGGAAAATCTTCGACTTTTCAGTCGCTGTATCTCCCAGTTCCGGGTGTCGCTCCAACACTCTTGCTTTAGCCTTCTCAAGAGCATTCGTGTTTTGAACAACCTGATTGTTCGTTGCAATAACGTGTTGTGCATTCATGTTACTGCGTAAGTCAACTGCCTTCTTCCAATCCTTCTCTGCCAGCGCGTCCCACTCGGCGTCCGTCTTCGGTATTCCATCCGCTACTGGATCAGCCTTCGGGGCCGGCCTAGCGCTCATCCCCTGCACTTGCGCTTCTAACCTAGCTTGAGCTTCTTTAAGCTCTTTGTTCTCGATCCGCATACTGGCGAAAGCTTTGTTTCGCTCCTTCTCTTCGCGGGCCGCCTTCTCGTTCGCTTCCTCAATATCGACTTCTAAATCGTCTTCGCCCTCATCGCCCTCATCCCCCTCTAACTCAATCTCGATGTCATCTTCATCTTCTATGACATCATCTTCTTTTTCCTTTGTCATACCTACCTCCACTTAGTACTGGATTGTGGGAACATCCTTTTTGTCGGATGCCTGTTGATCATAGATCTTCAGGGCTTCTTCGACACCGGCTATTTCTGCTTCAAGACGGAATACCGTCCGTTCATCAGAATGCCCCAGCGCCGAGCGTTGTTCCTTGCGTTTGGTTTGCACTCGTGTCTTGAGCCGGTGCAGCACTTCCTGATACACCGGGTTTTCCTGCAGCTCCTTCAGAGCCTGTTGCTTTTTTTGAATTTCCTCCGCCGTCTTGTCCGCCACCTGCCCCCCCTTGCTGTGCCTGGAACTGCATGATCTGGATCATCATGTTCTTGTGCTCTTCAATGTGTTGAGTCAGTACCATGACCGCTTCTTTCGGCCACGTGATAATCTCAGGAGTTTGCAACATTTGAGAGTGTACCAAGATATGCTCCAGGTGATTCTCCTGTGGATCCGGTGAAATCACACGGCCTTCTCTTATAATAGTGTGCTCTTCAATCGGATCACTTGTTTCTTTTGAAACTGGCGCTGGTCCAATCCATTCTTTCGGATTCTCACCGTACGCCCTAAATACCTCAGCAGTTGCGTGGTACAGCCGGTCCATAGAGCCTACAACTAACGGATTACCACCTAAGACAAACTTATCGTATAGAATGGTGGCGAGTTCCCGCATTGTGTTGACGTCACCAAACGCTGCGTTCGGCTCCAGATAAGAATCCATCTGGGTATAGAACGCTTCTTTGATCGCTTGCCCGCTTTCGAATATTGGCTCATGGTCTTCTCCTAATATGCGTTTCTCCAATCCTTCCGGCATATTAAGGAAGCACAGATCAAATATCTGTGTCAGAATCTTCGCAATGCCGTCCCTGATGTTCATTGCTGGCAAATTGAATCGAGCGTCAGCGGAGCTGACAATAGCTTGAGTTCGTGTGGCCGTACCTGAGCCCCCGGCAAACTTACCCTCTTTTCCCATAACCACGCTCGATGCGGCTGTCAACCTCTCGACAAACTCCATCAAAAGATTGATGGCGGCAATTAACCGTTCGATGGGTACATTCATATCTGGAAAGAACACATTCTGAGATGGGTTCGTTACCGGGTACATAGCTCGCGGCTTGGCCACATGCTCTTCAGGATCGTAATCACTATTTGGGTCGTAAAACCCCCACCTCATAATACCAAGGGTATTGGCATCTTGAATCTGTCGAAATACTGCGTCAATCTCCTCCGCTAAAGGTTTAACCTGCTCTAGGACACCAATACCCAGTAGCTTGAACATGCGGTTGAGGAAATTGGTCTGTACTAACGGCCTATCTCCCCTGCGTGAAATCGTTGAAGTGGCAAATCCCTGTAAGAAAATCTCATCCTTTACCGCCACTCGAACTGTAACTTCTTCCGGGAAGCCGTCCTCGTTGACGTCAAATGGACCACGCCAGATGACACATTCTACAACAGAGGATCGTCGCTTCGCGTTTAAGTCTTGAATCTTTTCGGCCTTCTCCATCTCCGCGCCGAACTTCGTGAAAATGTTTTTATCAATTGAATCCTTGAGTTTATCATCGACATTCACGACAATGCCTTCAGCCTGTTCCTGCTCAAGTTCGTAATAATAGAAATTCTGCCTCGTAATGACAGGTTCCTTCTGTATATCTGTAGCCCCAGGCTGCGTCAACACATCCATCACAGAGTAATGCCGGATGGCCGGCCTCTCATCTGTGCGTAACATCTTGGCTTCGACGTACATCGGCTCTCCAGTACCCGGATCTGTCATTGGCTGTCCGGTCACCGGGTCAGTCTGCGGGACCTGCTGCGGAGAGTCCCCTAAATCCTTCTTGGTCACCATCCAATACGGCTCGGTAAATATGGTCCCATAAGCTATAGTACCACGGACCAAGTCTAGGATCTCAAGCCGGATCTTCATCCACACATTGAAGACCCAATCCATAATCTTGTTAACGTCATCAGTTCGCTTCTTGTCCGTGTACTCAACAGGTCGCCAACGGATCGTGTCTTCATTCCAAATCGCCGGAAAAAGACGTGAGACCAACATCTCTACGATAGCCTGAGCTACCTTCAAAGATCGGCCACACATCCAGTCTTCTGGCCGCTTGACGTCGTTCCCCTCATAGAGAGCTATCAAAGACGCGTACTTCGTATCGAAGTCAATGCCCTTACCTGCGACGTCCGTGCCCCAATCAGTCTGCTCACGGGCCTCCATAGAATTGCGATAATCCTCCATCACAATCTGGACTAGCGCCTCTTGCTTTTCCTCGTCCAAATCAAAGACCAACGGATTCAGCGGGGTTCCTGCCCCAAACCCTTCGTCTTCGTCTATCGGCTCATCATCCGGACGAATCTCGTCTTTAATATCTCTTGCTGGCACTTGACTTCTTCCCGCCCTTTGGGCGCTGTCCCTTACGTGATTTCATAACACTTCCGGCCATTATGACCTCCTTGATTTCTTTGGGTTAGCTTTATGCTTCGGTAATTTTCTACCCTTGGAAGAAGCGTTCCACTCATCGACGTCCACACCCTTACGCTCCAACTCCTTCTTATGGATATTAAAATATGCTGCCTGAGCTTTTGATTTATATGGCATCAGTAATAAGCTTGGTCTACGTAGTCGTGCCGCCTCACCGAAGCGGTCCTTCGAAATCTCATAGAGCTCTTCATCCGACGAGCCCCCCACACTGCGATAGCTAAACTGTCAGCCTCATCTGGACTGTTGCATCCTCGCTTCTTCATTTCTTCCTTGTTCTCAATCTCAATCCTACCGTTCCGCGCATTGATCTTATACTTAATCGAAGACAACTGAGAAATTAACGAGTCGTTCTCCGGGATGATAATCTCATCCGACCTGAATAGTTCTCTCAGGTTCCAAAATATCTCATCCCGAATTGCACGAAAGTGCATCGGGTCCGTAGGCTTCTGTGAAAAGTTAACTGCGAGCACGGGATACCCAAGCTCACGCAGTCGGTCAACCACTCCGCCACCGAGTCCGGTGTCATCCACCGTCACCTGCATAAGCTTGGCGCCGGCAGATATTGCTTCTTTGACGACGAGGTTGACGGCATCCATAGTACTACGATTCTGGATCGACTTTATCTTCTGCACCCGGTCCGGCCGGTACACTGTAAGCACCGTCTTGTTCGTCCCATAGCGCGCAACGTCCAACCCTAAATAAATCTTATCCGTCTCCGACTTCAGTGTTCCAATCTTCTTAAAGCGCCGCTGTACTGCGCGTTCACACCATGCAAGCGGGATCAGCGTATCCTCTCCC